GCTTATGATAGTTTTAATTTTCAGGAGATATTATAATGGTAAAGTCAATAGATTCAACAACATTAGCTGAAGTATCAAATACTAAAACTTATCCAATTCAATTAATTAAATTTCAAGTAACTGCAGATAATAATGATAGTTTATTTTTAAATACAGGATATACAAATATTACTTATAATGGTGATACATATTTACCTGGATCAAACATAATTGGTTTATCTGCTGTTGAAGAAACTAAAGATGTAAAAACTAATTCAGTAACTATACAATTAAATGGTTTACCAAACACAATAATAGCTGCTTTAGAAAATGTAAATGCTATTGGTGGTATAGTTACTATATATCAAGCTTTTTGGAATGATGAAAATGGAGCAATTGAAGGCCAAGTATATCAAAAATGGCAAGGTATAATTAATTCACATTCAGTTGATGAAGAAAACACTAATGAAGGTGATGTTAATATAAGTATTGAATGTAAAAATATAGTAGGTGCTTTATTAGACACTAAATCAGGTAGGTTTACATCTGATAGTTCATTTAAACAATATACAAGCAATGATGCTTCAATGGAATTTGTGGCTTCAATGGTTAATTTTAATCCAAGGTTTGGAGCAGAAGAATAATAGAGAATAAATATAATGATAAGAATCGGAGAATATAAAGATGTTGATCAAGGTGTAAAATTACTTGAACAACACAGAAAAGAATTTGACTTTGGTCAATTTAAAGAAGATAATACAGAATATTATAAAGGTTTAATGGAAGCAATAGCAAAAGATAAAACTTCAATAATATCAGAAGATGAAAATGGAGTTATAGATGGTGTATTATTAGGAATGAAAATACCTAATTTATTAAATCCACATATAACACAATTACATATTTTATTAACTTGGGTTCATCCTAATAAAAGGGGTTCATCTATATTTTATAGAATGAATAAAAAATTGGAAAAAGAAATAAAAAATCATAAAGAAGTTAAAGATATAATTTTTTATTCTATACCTAAAACAAATATTAATTTTAATAAATTGAACTATAAAGAATTTCAATCAATGTATAAAAAGGAAATTTAATTATGGCAGCAGCTGCACCAGTTATAACAGTTCTTACATCAGCAGGTGTTAAAGGAATGATAGCTAGATTTGCATTGTCAGTAGCAGTTTCATTTATCGCAAATAAATTATTTGCTCCAGATATTCCAAATGCAGGTGTTGGTGAAACAGCCCCTGATCCAGGAGTTAGACAAAGAATTGCATCAGACCCTAATAATAAACTTCCTGTTATTTATGGACGAGGTAAAGTATTTGGTTCAATTACATTTGCAGATATAACATCTGATAACCAAACAATGGCATTTATTATTTCATTATGTGAGGGGCCAATTGAAAGTATTGATGATGTATATTGGGATAATTTTAGATTAACATTAGACAGTGATGGTAATGTAACAAATGCAACAGATCCAGATGGTAATACAGATAATTTTTTAAATGGAAATTTAATAGTTAAAAAATTTAAAGCTGGTGGTAGATGTTCTCCTATGGAAACATTTTCCTCTAAATGGAACACCAATGCTGAAAATAGAACAATGCCAAATGTTGCATATTTATATTGTGAATTAAAATATAATAGAGATGAATCTGTAACAGGTTTAACAACTAAATTAGGTGCAGAAGTTCAAGGTAAATTAGTTAGGACTTTTACTGGAAGTACTTTATCAACTGATACTTTTTATTCAAATAACCCAGCTGAATGTTTATTAGATTATTTAACTAATAGTTTTTATGGTTGTGGTGATGTATTATCAGATAGTGATATTGATTTAGATTCATTTGCTGCTCATAAAACATTTTGTGATACTTTAATTTCACATACAGATAAAAATGGAGCAACAGTAAGTGCTAAAAGATATACAACAAATGGTGCTTTAAATACTAATGATACAAGGGATTTAAATATTTCCGATTTAGTAGTTTGTTCTCAAGGTATATTTAGTTATCATTTAGGTAAATTTCAAATTATTTCTGATACTACAGGAACATCTGTAATGTCATTTACACCTGATAATATGTATGGTGATGTTACTATAGTTAATGATGGTTTTAATAGTACCATAAATAAAATGAATATTTCTTTTAATTCTATTGATCAAAAATTTCAAGATGATCAAGTATTTTTAACTTTAGCTAGTGATCAAAAAGCATACAATGAACCTGAATTAGTTCAAGACACAAGATTAAAATATATAAATAATAATATTATGGCTGAAAGAGTTGCTAATGTTATTATTAAAAAATCAAGAGATAATTTAATTGTATCATTTAAAACAGATACAAGGGCTTTAGCATTACAAGTTACAGATATAATATCAGTTACAAATAACACTTATGGTTTTACTAATAAATTGTTTAAAATTAATTCTATTACTGAAACTGAAATGAATACTGATGGTGTATCAGGATATTATATTACTGCTCAAGAATATAATGCTGCTGCATATGCAGAACAAGCATTAACAGAATTTCAAACAGTTCCAAATACAAACTTAGCTAATCCTAGAAATTTTGGAACAATTACTGATTTAACATCAATTAGTAGTGATACAGATTCTTCTACACCATTTGTAGAATTACAATGGACTGTACCAACAGGATTAACAGAAACATTTGAAATATATGTTGGAGATAGTATTGCTGATCCTATTGCTGATAGAGAATTTAATATTTCATTTAGAACATCAACAGGTCCGTTTACTGAAGGTGCAACAATTAGACACAAAGTATTTGATATAGATTTTACAGATACATTAGTATTTTGGGTAAGGCCAATTAATCAATTTGCTAGAGGGGCTTTTTCTAATGCTTATGATTTTGGTGTATTTAGACCAGGTGCTGGAGGTATTACTTCAGGTATTTCTGGAATTATTGTTGATCCTAATGATACAAAAAATCCTTATGGAGTTGTAAATAGATTTACTCAAATTAGATATGCAGATAGTAATACTGGATCTAATATGAGAGATACATTTAATGATACTCCTGCTGTTCAACAAATAGGTTATGCTGGTACTTCAATTAATACAATTACTAGAACAGGTGGAACTGATGGTTCAGGATCTGTAACATTTCCATCTGATTTTAATTCAGGAACTGCTGTAACAGAACAACAAGAAATAAGTTTTACAGGAACAAGAGGTAATGTAACACAAAAAGAATTATTACATATTAATTTAGCTGATGATATACAAAATGATACATCTAGAAAAATAATTGCAAATGCTAAAGATTGGGATACAGCTGGTTTTTTAACTGCAGATTCTTCAACTAATAGTGTTAAAGTAAATGGTTCTTTAGAATTAAGTTCATTAGTTCCTGATGGTGTATCAAGCGGTTTTGGAAGATCTGTATCTATAGGTACTTCAACTGCATATGTAATGTCTAATACTGAATTGTTTTCATTTAAATTGGTTAATAATACTTGGTCATTTTATGCAAGAACAAATGCAGGTGGTGTTGAAAACTTTAATGTTTCTAATATGGGAGATGATGTTTTACTTTATAATTCATCAGTTACTGAAGGAGAAATATGGAATATTTATTTAATACCATCATTGTTAGGCGCTTTAGGTGGTGCACAATTTAATTAAAATTATATAGGAATAAAATAATGGCAATATTAGATACAATATCAAATTTAGATATTAGCAATAACATTGTAGATACAAATGAAAATATTATTGTTTGGTATAATGGAACTAAAATAAAATATTATCATAGATTTGAAAAAGTATTTCAAGATGTTGAAACTATTAGTGGTATATTATCAATTAAAATACAAGATAATGATACTATAAAAGTTACTACAAGTACAAAAGTTAGAGAAATTAATTTAACAAGACCTGGTACAACAAATACATATACAATTACATTAGATAGTAATTATGATAATACTACTAATCCGATTAGAGCATGGATATTATCTTTAACAGACTATGGTACATTAACAGATACTATGTCTTCAACTGTTGAAGGTACTGCTACAGCTATAGCTTCAGCGATAAATAATTTAACTAATTTTACTGCAAGTTCTAATAGCAATGTAATTACTTATACTAATACAGGTTCACAAGTTGTACAAACAAGTTCAATAGATTATACTGACTTTGTTGCAACTGGTGGTGGACAATTTAACTAATAAAGGAAATTTAAAATGGCAATCAGTTCTGTTTATGCAAACGCAGGAACATGGTCAGGCTCAGATATTATTACTGGTATTAATATAAGAAATAGTTTAAAAAATATTCATATTTTAGATAGTACTAATGTTGCTGTAGTAACAACTACAAATACACAAATATTTACTGATGATGGTGGTTATTCATCACAATTCACTTATTCAGATTCAGCTGATATTGTTGGGTTTGGTAAAGAATTTATTTTAGATGATGATTTATATATTTATAATTCTACTGAACCTACTTTAGAAACAAGATGGAGTTCAGGATCAAATACACAATATTCAGTTAGTTTAGGAACTTTAGGATATTTAAATAATATTGCATTATCAAACGGTATTGGTGCTATTGATGCATTAAACGAAATTAGAACAGCAATATTAGGTTTAAGTATAAGTGGACTATCTGTTTCATTACCTAGTTATGTATCTGATATAAACCCAGATAGTGGTCTTGTAGATTTTTCAGGTTATGGAATAATAGTTAATACAGGTACAGCTGATAATGAAATTACATCTTTTACAATTAATGATGTTGCTGGTGATGGTACAAATATTATTCACAATTATGAATATGAAACTGATGGAGCTGGAACTACTGCTGCTACAAGTATAACTTTAACTGAACCAGATGGAACAGGTACATTAACATTAAATGTTGCAGCTAATTTAGAAAGTGATGATCAATCAGATGATATTGGAAATGATTTAGTTGATTTAATAAACAATAATACTGAATCTCCTAATAATTATTCTGCTACATATGATACTGAAACTAAAAAGATTACATTTACTGGTGCAATTCCATTTGATTCAAATCCTAGTCAATTATGGACTGCTACTGTAAATAATGGATCTGTTACTGGAGATGATGCAGGAAATATTGTTTTTGGTAATGCTTCAATTACAAGATCTGGAGTATTAAATGAAACATATACTATAGTTGCCCCTGATTTATATACAACTACTGTAAATGGACAACCTTTATTTAGTAAAGTTACATTTACTGGCGGAAGTGCTACATCATTTAGTAATAATTTAAATTCTACTAATGCTGCACTTGAGTTTAGAGATGCATTAAATTCTGCTTTAAATGGATATATAACTGCTTCAATTGATTCAGGTAATTCAGATATAGTTAATTGGACTACAACAATTCAAGATGATATAGGATTAGATGTATCTTTTTCTGATTTAAATATTACTAAAACTGTTACACAAGGTAGTTTAGGTACAACACAAACCAATATTGATGATGCAGGTAAAACTAATGTTCAAGTATTTAAACCTGGAAGCGCTTCAGCTAATTATAATAAAAGTTTTGTTGGTTTTGTTCCAAGTTTACCTGGTGCTGTAAATACAATTGCAGATGTAGTGGAAAATATTAATAATTCTATAACTGATTGGACTATTGAAAAAGATCAACCTGTTTCAAATCAAATTAGATTTACTGCAGTTAATAATGGATATGTAAATAATATATTTAAATTACTTGTAACTGATTCAGCTGGTACAGGAACTACATTAGGTGATTTTTCAACAGGTGTTGGTAATGCTTCAATTACGACATTAGGTTCAAAAACACCAGATTATTATGGTTTAAGATCTGTAACATTAGCTAATAAAGATGTATTTTCAAATGTTGCAACAGATTATTCTTGGTTTCAAACTACTAAAAATACTTTAGGTACAATATATCCAGGATATAAAGTAGCTACTATAAAAACTCCAGAATTTGCTTTTGATGGTATGTCAAATGGTTCTGCAGCATTAGTAGATGGTTTCTTTGACATAATTGCTAATTCAAATGGACAATATGTTATTGATACAGAAACTTTAACTGTTTCTGAAATATATAATATACCAGTTGATACACCTGACACAGTAATAAGTGGATCTGAAATGATTTATTATTCTACTAAAATATATTTAGCATATAGGGTAAGCAATGATAGTGATATCACAGGTTTGTCTTTAGGAATTGATGATACTGGTGCAACAATTTATACTAACAAAGGAAGTACTTATACAATAACAGATAGCAATACTGATGTCTTAGTGGCTGAATATATCTATAAATGGAATGGTACTGCTTGGGTAAAAGAAAATTAATAAAATAAATATATGTCCACAGATATATATTTACTCATAACTAACCTACAGGAGATAATATGAGAATATCAAACATACAACATTACTTAGGAGGAGCAGATAATATTATTGCTCGAGAAGTAGCCGAAGGTAATCAATTTTTAATATCAGTAGAAGACGGAACTATAGATTTTAGTGATGCAGCTACTACTTTTGATATACAAGCTGAATTATTTGAAGCAACTGTTACAAGAAAAAGAGGATCTATTGTAATTGATTCATTAACAAAAGAACCTACTGCAACAAAGCATTCATATACAAAGGCAGAACTTATATATAATACTGGTACTGCTGGTAAATTTGAATTATTAGTTCCTGAAACATTATTATCAGATCAAGGTAGTTTTACAGCTGCTCCTGATGATACATCACCATATATTGTGGTTATGAAAGTTCAATGGGCTGCAGGTAGTCCTGAAGTTAAAAAATCATTAAGGTTTGTATTTGTAATAAGATATCAACCTCAATAAAAGGAATAAATAATTATGACAATTATTGTAGATGGAAATACTCCAATTATAAAAGTAGATGGAGAAGCTCCAGTTGTAAATGTTTCAAAACAAACAGGCCCACAAGGGGAAACAGGCCCACAAGGCCCACAAGGTGATACAGGCCCACAAGGCCCAACAGGCCCACAAGGCCCACAAGGTTTAACAGGCCCAACC